ACTTTGGCTGATTTCTGTAAAGAAAATAATATAGAGTGTATTGACCATTTACACATAGATACCCAAGGAAATGATTATGAGGTAATACTTGGACTTGGGGATTATATTAATATTGTACAATCAGGTGAACTTGAGTGTTATGATACTACACAAAAGAATTTGTATAGAAACACAACAAACACATTAGAAAATTGTAAAACATATTTAGAAGCTGCTGGATTTGAATGTAGTTTTGAAAGACAATCGAACCATGATGGTAATTTAAAATTTAAAAGATTATGAAACAAAAAACAATAGAGTTACAAAACCAAATCCAACAATTTGAATATGTCCATGAGAGACTTGAATTGTTAAAAAATCAATATGAAGGTGAGACTGCTTATATCATTGCAGCTGGACCATCTTTAAACAATTATTCGATTAATCAATTGAAAAAAACATTGGGTGATAAGTTGGTGTTATGTATCAAACAACCCTACCACAATCTAAAAGATATCACCGACTTTTTGTTTTTGAATTTTACAAACCTATCACCATATCAGTTTCAACAAGATACCATCGTATCGTGGGCCTTTTGGTTTAAAAATCATCCCGAAGCAATAGCTCAACAGGGGTGGAAAGCTGATTTGTTATTTCCTATTTTTAGGAATGAAAACATTGATAATAAAATCTCACAATCAATAGCATATCAAGGTGATTTTGATAATATTACTTTTGAAAAAAGTTTACCGAGACCATGGGGACCTGGACTCATGTATGAACTTGCAATCCCAATGGCTTTACATTTGGGGTGTAAAGAAATTGTCACTATTGGTTGGGATATTGGTGATATAAATTTATGGAAAAATCCAAATGATGAAGAAGAACGTCATTTTGTAGAACATTTCTATTCACCGGAAACTCCAATGTATGATAAGTTTAAAATGGATGCTGAAGAAGTAAAGTTGATTACAAAGTCAGTTTCAGACATGAACGCTTATTTAAATTCACAAGGAGTATCGTTCAAGATTGTATCGGATAGAAATCCAGCCGATTTGTCAGTCCCACGAATTAACTTGGAAGATATAAAATGAAAATAGAAGACTACAACAATCTACAAGGATTTGAAAATGAGACCCAAATTGCTGTAGACTTCGATGGTGTTATTCATAGAAATTCCAAAGGATTTCATGATGGCACAATATACGATACTCCAATTGATGGTTCTTTGGATGCTATAAAAGAATTACATGACATGGGTTATACTATCGTAATATTCACGGCAAAGGCAAAAAAAGACAGACCACTCGTAAATGGTAAGACTGGAGAAGAGTTGATTTGGGAGTGGTTGGTAAAACATGGTATTTCACAATACGTTAAAGAAGTAACTTCAGAAAAACCAAGGGCAAAGTATTATATAGATGATAATGGTATCAGATTTACAAGTTGGACTGACACTTTAAATTTGGTTTTATCAAAATAATTTTGTATATTAGTAAAAATAAATCGTTATGAGAGAACAAATTCCTTTATTTAAAGTGTTTATGAGTCCTACCGCAAAAGACGAGGTGGGTAAAGTGTTGGATAGTGGTTTCATTGGGCAAGGTGCTGTAGTGGAAAGGTTTGAAAAAGATTTGAGTGAATTTCTTGAAAATGACCGAGTTTTAACTTTAAACTCCGGAACATCAGGTCTTCATTTGGCGTTACATCTATTAAAAGCTCCAAAGAAATCAACGCAAGTATACCATGGTGTAGCTTCAGTTGATTCCTATTGGCCTGGATTAGAAGATGGTGATGAGGTATTAGCTACCTCTTTGACCTGTACCGCTTCCAACTTTCCAATTTTGGCTAATAATCTGAAAATCAAATGGGTTGATATTGACCCAACTACTTTGAATATTGATTTGGATGATTTGGAAAGAAAGTTGAGTCCAAAGACCAAAGTTATTATGTTAGTACATTGGGGTGGATATCCAAACGACTTGAATCGTATAAAACAAATTCAAGAAAAATGCCAACGTATGTATGGGTTTAAACCTGCTGTGATTGAGGATGGGGCACATTCATTTGGTTCAAAATACATGAATAAACCATTGGGTAATCATGGTAATATCGTAATGCACTCATTACAAGCAATTAAACATATTACTTCAGTCGATGGTGGTGTTTTGATTTTACCACATCAAGAATTATACAATAGAGGTAAGTTGCTTCGTTGGTATGGTATTGACCGAGATTCGAATAGAAAAGATTTTAGATGTGAGGCTGATATTACGGAATGGGGTTTCAAGTTTCATATGAATGATGTGAACGCTGCTGTTGGTATTGAAAATTTAAAACACGCAAAAAATATTATTTCGTCACATAAATCAAACGCAAAGTTTTATGATGACTCTCTGAATGATGTTGCCGGATTGACCACACTAACCCGACACACAGGCCATGATTCAGCATTTTGGATTTACTCAATGTTAGTTGATGACCGAGATAGATTTATGAAGTGGATGAAAGAGTGTAATATTATTGTATCACAAGTACACGAACGAAATGACAAACACACTTGTGTCCGTGAACATATGTCAGCATTACCACAACTTGATAGAACTATTGGTAAAGTTGTATCCATTCCTGTTGGTTGGTGGGTTAATGACGAACAAAGAGAATATATTGTTGATTGTATCAAAAAAGGTTGGTAATGTATATAGAACCAAAAATAGAATCTTCTTACTATTGTAGTAACAAGGGAGCTCATCCAAGTAGAAACTTATTACCATACTTTTATCCAAAAATTGGTAAAGCTATTTATGATGTGATTATGGATAAAAAACCAAAAATTGTTGTAGAGTTTGGTGTATTGAACGGATTCTCAACAGTGTGTATTGCACAAGCTCTTCGTGACCTTGGTGGTGGTAAACTTTATTCATATGACCTTTGGGAGAACTACCCATACAAACGTGGTAACAAACAAATCGTTTCTGAAAATTTGGAAAAATATGGATTAACCGAATTTGTAGAATTATGTGATGGTGACTTTAACGATTGGTGTTCCGAAAAACATGAATGTGACTTACTTCACCTTGACATCAATAATGATGGTAATATTATATCGATGGTCAGTTCTAATATCGATTGGTGTGATGTTCTATTTGAAGGTGGTACTTATGAACGTGATACTTGTTGGTGGATGGAAGAGTTTAATCGTAGACCAATTACCGATGTCAAAGAAGCAGTTGGTTATAAAGTATTAGTAGAAGAATTTCCGGGATTGTCAATTATAGAAAGATAATATGCCACGTTTTTTTAGAATGTATGGTGAGTCAATCTTTGACCTTGGTGATGTAGAAAGACTTGGGTTTCCAATAACTGATGGTTATCAAATTCCAGATGAATATATTGAGTCTGGTAATTTTTTGATAATGAGATTATGTAATGGTTTTGGTGATTGGGGTATAATTTCAGCATTACCTCGAAAACTAAAAGAAAAATATCCAAATTGTAAGGTATATGTACCCAGCGTCACTTTGATTAAAAAGATATTTGGGGATTCACATCAATGGAAACATTGGCCGAATCCGGAGTTGAATTGTGAACGTGTTTTTGTAAATAATCCATACGTTGATGGCTTTGTTGATACTATTGATGAGGTTGATGTTTTTCATGACCACTATAGGGTGTATGACCCTAATAATGAAAACGTATCATTGGTAAAACAAATGATGCTATTTTGGGGATTTTCTGATTCGGAGTGTGTTGACTATTTGCCGGAATTGTATTTTGACAAAGATGAAATTGAACATGGTGATTCTTTGATTAAAGAATACTTTGGTGATTCCGAATTCGGTGGGTTTATAGCTACAAGTAGTCAGTTATCAAATGGTAAGTTTTTTGACGACTATAGAAATAAATTAATCATTGATGAGCTAAAAAAACATAATTTAAAGTATGTTTACTATGGTGGGGTTGATATAAAAGATACACCATTTGCAGACTATGTACAAGTTGGTTTAGATTTTGCAAAAGTCACAACACCACTACGAGTTCAACTTTACATACGTTCAAAGGCTAAAACAAATATTGGATATCAGAGTTCCATACATGAATTAATTTGTAGATATTCACCAATCGTTTGTACTGAAATGGATGGTGCTCCTCGTGAAAACTATTTTGATAATATAACTTATTTGAAATGAAAATAAATAACAAATATATCATAGGAACACATACGATGTTCTATGAAATTGAGATTTTACCGGAGTTTATTGACTCTTTAATACAATGCTCAAATGAAGTTGAGAATCCTGAAAACATAACATATGACTTCATATTCAACATTAGCGAATACCTTGAAGGGGTCGATACTACACAAACAACAAAGGATAAATTAGTATCAAGATTTGAGTCGGAAATGGTAAGACTATCCAATACAGGTGTTAATGTTAGATACAATGTGTATTCCGATGATTCTAAATTATATAGTATAGCAGATTATCGTAGGGATTTCAACTACCACAATTGTTCAGACCATGATTATTTGATTTGGGGTGAAACTGATTCGTTGTTTCCAAAACAATTGTTTGACTCATTGGAAAGTATTAAAAACTACGCAAATAGTCAGAACATTCACAGATACACTGTTTGGTTTGCTGAACGTAAAATGTGGGATGCTTCGTGGGCTCCGTTGGAACACATCGACTTTGAAAAGGAAAAATACATCTCGATTAAAGATTTTGCAAACGAAGATGACTACAAAAAGAAAATTGCAGAGTCTCCACATAGTATTCGATATGTGATGAATCTTGATGAAATGAACGAAATAAATGACCGATACGATGACCTTAACGTTCAGATTTTACAATACCCAAAATTCAATGGATGTGGTCTTGTAATGAGTTCTGATTTTGTTAAAGCCGGTGTTAATATCCCTCGTGGTATTTTTGGAGTAGTTGCCGAGGATACTGCTATGATGATATCCGCTCAGCAGGTCATGGGTAAGGCGTATATTCAGTTCGTAGTCAAAAACATATTGTTGGTTCATAATAGAGAACACACTCGTAAACGTATGTATTGTGTTGACAAAGAAACTCATTCGGAAAGTGGGATGGGTGACTCATACCAACATGGAAAAGGAAAGTGGTTTGATAGAATTCTTGATATGTGTAAACAAAACGTAAATTTGTTAGGATATAGACAAGACCGATTCTTTACTATTAAGGATTTTGAAAATGAAAATAGAGCTTGATTATATAGTTCCCGAACCAAGTAGAACAGCACCAAACCTAATAGCGGATTTGGATGTATCCGCTAACTATATTGTAGATTTATATAATCAATCAAACATCAATAGACAATACAACGATTTTCTGAAGGGTAAGTCGGTTGTTATTGTAGGACCTGCTTCTTATTTGGAAGGTAGGGGTTTGGGTGAATTTTTTGATAGCTTTGATGTTGTTGTAAGATTGAATCGTTCATTTCCGGTTACCAACACCAATGATTATGGAACAAGATGTGACATCAGATACCATAACATGAGTCAGAATAATGCTCAGGGCGGCCCGTTGGATATTGATTTGATGCTCTCATTGGGTGTAAAATATGTTAGTTCACCATTTCCAAAACACATGGATTATTTTCACAATGACATAGTTGAATGTGAACGCCAGTTAAGTGGTAGTGGTATTGAATTTCACCATTGGTCTGATTTAGAACAATTTTTGACATTTCATATGTTGTTGAATACTCGACCAAACATTGGAACGTGTGCTATACTTGATTTGTTAAATTATGATATTAAATCATTACACGTTTCTGGAATTACATTTTTTAAAGATGGGTATAATTCACAATATAGTGATAGAGATGATGACCTCGTTCCAGCATATCATGCAAATGGAGTTGCTAATCATGCTCAAAAACCACAAAAACAATTAATAAAACTCATTGGAGAATTTGATTCAAGAATCACATTTGATGATGAAGTGAAAGATTCTTTATGAAAATAGCATTTTTTAGTGAGATGGGGTTTGATGGTAAGATTCCAAGAACTCATACAAACATGAGAGTTGAGTTTGCTCAAATGTGTGCACTTGGAGCTGACCACTATCCTATGTTAAAAATCCAACAAGTGCAACAAGAATATGATGTTGCTGTACTTTTAGTTGGTAAGTCCACGAATTTCAGAAATCAAATAGCAAATATTGATGTTGTAAATGAAGCACGCAGATTTGCTAAGAAAGTCCTTTGGATGCAGGAAGGTCCTCATTGGGTTTTCCAAGATATGCCATTGGAACACCAGTTCTGGCACTACAATGTTCTTGCATCTGCTGATGGATTATTGACTGAAAATAAAACCGACATACCTTACTTTAAAGGAATTATGGGTGATGATAAGTGGGTTGTGGATATTCCAAGTTTGATGATTACCGACCTTGTTAATGATGTAGAGTATGCTAATAAAGAAGAAAAAATAATTATCGGTGGTAATTTTTGCCGATGGTATGGTGGGTTTGATTCATATATTTGTGCCAGAGATTTGGAGATTCCAATTTGGGCGCCATCTATGGGTAGAAAGATTGAAAACGAAGACCACATTGAGGATATGAACTACTTTCCTTACATGGAGTGGGTCGATTGGATTAAAACTCTATCGTCTTTTAAATACGCAATCCATTTAATGCCGACCACAGGCGCTGGAACATTTCCAATGAATTGTGCATACTTGGGAATCCCGTGTGTTGCATACAATGATTTGGATACTCAAATTAATTTACATCCAGACTTATCAGTAAATCCAGGTGATGTTCAGAGTGCTAGAAAACTTTTGAACAAATTAAAGAATGACCCTATCTTTTATAAAGATATGAGTGATAAAAGTAGATATTTATATAAACAATACCATTCAGAAGAATCGTTTCTATCTGATATTAAAAAGAAGTTACAAACATTATGATTACAAAAAGCGATATTAGTTTTATCCAACCATCAAGAAACAATTTAAAATACTTAAAATGGTCTTACGATGCTATTCGTAAAAATGCCGGAAGTGAACCTCACATTTGTGTAGCGGATGATTTTAGTAATGATGGTACTTGGGAGTGGTGTCAAGAAATGATGTCAACCGACCCAAACTTTCACGCAATCCGTAACGAAGGACCTACTCGATTGGGGCATACTATTTTATATGACCGATTAATCAATGAGGTTGCACCTACAAAGATTGTTGGTATTTATCACGCTGATATGTGGTTGTGTCCTGGCGCTCTTGAGTCGGTGTTAGAACACATCAAACCTATGACTGTGGTATCATTAACTCGTATTGAACCTGACTTACACCCACCGGGACCGGAGAAGGTATTGATTAACAATGCCCCAACCGAGCCGGAGAATTTTGATGAAGATTGGTTCATGGAATTCTTTAACAATTACTTACCAACGGTTAAGAACAAAATAACTGATGGTATATTTGCTCCTTGGTTTTTATTCAAAGAAGATTTTCAATCTATCGGCGGCCATGACCCATTGTATGCTCCGCAATCAAAAGAGGATTCAGATATCTTTAATCGATTTTTACTAAATGGATATCAGTTTGTTCAAACTTGGGAAGGGTGTGTGTTTCATTTGACTTGTAGGGGTTCACGATTTAATCCAACATTGACTACTCCAGGTACCAACTCCAATGAGTGGGAAGCTCAGAATATTCGTTCAAGTCGTAACTTTATTCGTAAGTGGGGGCATTTTGTAAAACACGATGTTCAATTAAAACCAATCATTCCTCACAAATATGATATCGAATTTGAAGTAGCAAATTGTAATCTCAAGATGATTGAAGCATTAGAACCTTGGTGTGATAGAATGACACTTGATTGTTCTCAAGAAGTTATTAATAGTTACATTCAAAGTGAACAACCAAACACTAAATTTGATTTATCAAAGAAGTTCAATACGAATGATAAATCAGACATTATAGTACAATTTGACGCACAACGAATGACAAATCAGTCATTTCAGTTTATCCAAAATATGTCAGAAATATTTGATTTCAATCAATTTGAGATTGGTCAGTACGAATTCGACATATTTAATATTAAGGTAAATCGTATAAAACACTACGAAGACGCCCTTATAAAATTATGAGATACTTTATATTACTACCAGATGATACCGAGAAAGATGTTGATTATTCAACCAACATATTAGGAGAGGTATCGTTTAAGAATTTCTGGGCTGACCATGGTTTTGAAATACTTATCCGATTGGTAGAAAAGTATCCTGATACGCTGGAAACAGTGATTATCAAAGATGAAAAAAACAAATCTTATTCCGTAGAAGAATTCTTGGACGTTATTAAAAAGCTGAAAGTAATCCGACATGGCTAAACTTAATGTTAATCAATTCGATTTTAGTGAAATTCAACACGCTGGTTATGAAAAATTTAAACCCAAAAAGAAAAATAAAGTTAAAGAAGACATTCTCGAATCATCGGGGAAGTCTGATAGAGGGGGAAAAAGTGACTCTCATATCAGTAAACGAACTAAAGCAAGAAGGTAAGGTAGAAGACCCATTCGGAGTAGAGTGGGTCTTACCTTTGGACTTTTTGGATACATCCTTATAGTTATTTATATAGATAGTAGATGGAAGTGGTGACATATTGTGACCACATATATTTTAGAGGAGTACGATGGATACAACTTCAGTACAACCAACCGCCCCTGATTTTGGGGTATTCAATCAGTTAGGTGATTATGGTCCGTTAGGATTGGCAGCACTTGCTCTTGGATATGTGGCTTGGATGTTTTTAAAGCGCCAGTGGGCTGAAAAAGACAGATTAAAAGAAGAATTAAATAACACAAAAAAAAATAAGAAGTAATGTCATTTGGTCCCTTTGAAGTATTAACTCAATATGGTGTATTGGGTTTTGCTGTTTTAGGATTGGGTTACTTGTGTTGGGTATTTCTAAACAAACTCATGCAAAGTGAAGAAGACTATCGAAAACGATTAGAGCAATTAGAAGGTGAGTATCGTGACGAGTTAGAATCTAAACTGACAGAGAGTACCGAAAGTTCTAAAAGCTTAAAAGAAATTGTTCTTATGTTTTTGAGTGGTAAAAAATGAAAAAAAAGATACTCATAGTAATAATTTCATTTGTAGCATTGGTTTGTTTACAAATATTTTCAAGTGGGCATGGTCACGTTGTCGTGGTGGAAGAAAATGTACAACTGACAGATGAAAATAAACAATTAACAACTGCCAATAAATCATTGCGTAGTACTGTTTCTAAATTAGAAACTAAAAACGAAGAACTTGTTGAAGAGAAACAAAATCTCGAAACGATGGTTTCCGAGGTGATTGGTGATTTAGATAGTACAAGAGCTGTTGTTAAAAATATCAAGAAAGAGTTGAAAGATGAGAGGACTGTTAATAGCATTAATAATGGTCGGGAATTTGAGTTTCAGCCAATCAAGTTACCCGATTCAGAAGGTAATTGATGGCGATACTTTTGTTATTCTGACAAAGGGGCAAGCTGATACAATTAATAGTATTTTTGAAAGTCAGAAAGCCAAAATTGCAAAATACAAAGAGGAAACTAAAATCAAAGATTCTATAATCTCAATACGAGATACGTTATTGGTGTATTATACAAATAGAATCATAGAATATCATACAATCATAGATAAAGAGATTGAACGTGTTGATAGACTTGATACTTTATCAGATTGGTTATACAAACGTGCGGTAGAAGGCGCTTGGTTATATTATTCGTATAAGAACCAATCTGTTGTTGCTGTGGATTTATCAAAATATGTAGTTCGTAAAGACGACTATACCGGTGACT